CGCCGTTTTTGGCGTTTGGAATTTCGGCGACGCTGAACTGTTCGTTTGGAAACCATTGTTTCCTTGAATAATAATTATATATACACCGTATATAATTATTTATACACGCGTATGCGCGCTCGTCTACGTCCGCCTCGCCTTCTTCCTATGATTGCGCACCCCTCCCACCCCGCCACTCGCTAAACTATGCGATTTATAGAATACCCGCGAATTGTCCGTGAATGTTCCAAACATTGAATACGGGTGACGCGGAAGCACTGTGAGTGTAACGGTGGTGAAGTGGTAACTCCCCGTATTCCGAATGGTGAGTGTATAAACACCGGGTTCAGTGGCGCGCGATGTCGCCATAATACCGGTGACATTGTTTACACCGATACCCCCATACGAAGCAGGAACGCCGTCCGCCACGCGATATAACGCATACGTCCGACCACCACCGCCAGTAATGATTCCGGGTGCGGCGGTTTGTGCGTCTCCAGAAACGACACTGGTCGCAAACGAACGCACCATCGCCGGCGGCGTCCCCGCGACCACTGTGTGCGCATAAGGCGTATATCCCATCGCGTAGATTTCGTAAGGTGTATTCGCGCCGGCGTAGACCCATTTCACCCCGATAGGTGCTGCCGCGGAGGCGGGGGTGCCCGTAAGCGCAGTATTTGCGGTGGTATTACTCCAACCGGTGCTTGCCGCATTGTTTGTCAAATAAACCGTGCCATCCACCACGCTTACATTTCCGGTAAGATTGCTGTATCCAGGTATAATATATCCAAATAGAACGTGGGTTGTAGCCCCCGTAACATAACAATTTGAGACCGTTTTGTCTGTATTATTCCCCCCTAGGTTTCCGAGAATACCTCCTGCGTCATTTGGTATGGCACCAACCGAATAACAATTGGTGATACCGACTACGCCGCACTCGCTTCCGATGATTCCACCGCCATAGTCGCCAATCGTGCCTCGGCTATAGCAGTCACTGATGGCGTGACCCGATGAACTGCCAGAATACCGCCCCGAAATACCTCCCGCATTTTGGTTCATATTTCCCGTAGAATAACAGTTCACGAAATTGGCGGCGCCGGTGGATTGACCGGCGATACCGCCACCGTAGGCTCCAATAACACCCGTAGACCAGCACGACTCACAACTCAATGCGCCCGCAGTGGATGGCGAATCCGCACCGATGATACCGCCGCCCGATTGCCCTATAATCCCCGACGAAGAGCAACTCACGCATTTCACCGGCCCCGCGTATTGCCCGATAATTCCACCGCATCCAGCACCGGTATCGCCCGTGGAATGACAGTTCAGAAGAATCGCACTGGATGCGGCGGTCCCTTTTCCGAAATACGCTTGTCCTAACCAACCGCCCCCGTCTGCGAGTGTGCTGCCGCCTGATGCGCGGATTTCCAGATTCATCGCATAGACGTCGCCATACCCGTTTCCACCACTATTGCCGTTTTGAATGAGGCCCGGATAATCAGTTATACCGGAAATGGTGATAATGGGGCGAGTACCGTCGGGTTTCAGTGTTCTAGAACCGAATTGGATACCGTTTGACCCGCAGATGAAATAACCATTGGCGCCTCCTCCTACAGTTCCATCGATTGTAATATCCGTTATGAATTCAATGGTCAATAGGCCGAGAGGTTGGTCGGAATTTATAAATTCGGTAATGTATAAAAACATCTCGGTCCACGAAACCATATCAATACTATAATAGAGTGGTTCACCGACTGCGGCTTGTCGTATATAGACGGTGGTTCCGCCTGGAAAGGAAATACCTGTGGGAATAACCCCCACCGCGAATCCCGTCTCACTCATTGGACCGAGTAGAAGTCGCGGTTCGGAGTCGGCGTCGGTTCCGACCGTTTCGTGGGATGTCCCCTCGGAAAATATATAACCGTAACCGCGGCGGATAGGGTACATCACGCCGTCTACGGCAAGGTCGCCGGCGCTATCCGTCAAATATACTAAATGTGTATGCGTAAAACTGGAAATACCCGTGTCGTGGTGTGCGGGTGTATCTCCTTTCACCCAACGCATTGGAATCGTGGTGTTGTGTGATAATTGGAGCCCCATACGCCCAAACAGTTCCGAACGAATCGCGGGTGTAAGTGGAACAGTAAATTTCTCGGACGCGGACGCGGTTTTTGCGTTAATCCGTGCTTTTGCGGCGACAACCTCCTGTCGCGATAGAATATAATCTATTGTCTCATTTGACAGAACATTGACGAATTGTCCTTCCATAATAAGAATAAGAATAAGAATATAATATATACGAATATGAAAATATTATACAATTCCGGTTGAATTATTACGCCGTAGCATCCACCTTCACCCATGACGACGAGTCCGGGCACAAATCCCGTGTATCATGGGACGCGCCTGGACCGAACCACACGCTCGGATAACATACCACCTTCCCCGGGTTCGCATTGAAATACGCACCCCACCAACTAAACGTGCTATTCGCGATGATATTGTGGTCGCATACGCTCATCAAAAGCAACTGCTGCCAATCCGGGATGGTATCACGAACAAAATGAAACTGGATATCGTGTCCGTATGCGGGTCCGTGGATATCCGTTTCGAAGTGGTGTTTTAATTCCGCAATGTGATTGAGAACGGCTTCCTTGTCGCGTTGTTCGTAGAATACGAGGAATGAATACGCCGAAGGTACCGAAGGCGCCGAAGGCGCCGTTGAGGCCGCCGATGAGGCGGTGGCAATAATATGTGAAATCGCGCGATAATAATAATCCACCGTCATCACCGGATGGAGGTGTGTGTATAATAGATAATCCCCAATGCGGAAATGCATGCTTACTAATTCACGGCGTGTTTGCGCTGGATTTCCACCCGAGTAATCACCGCTCCACGATTCGTTATCATAAAGTTGCTTTATCCATGTTTGTTGTTCCCGTAGTTGTAACATATCGCATATCTCTGCGTATTTATCTGCGAAATACCTCTCACTCTGAAAATAGCCGTGAAGACGCAGCGGTTTCGGGTATTTCACGGTTTCGGTGGGAAGGGCCGTATACTGAAACCCGATTTCATCCCATCGCGGCAAGGACTGAAACATTCTCTCAGTGGTATCATTGGACGGCGTAAGATATCGGAGTAACCCGCGCAATAATGTTGACCAATGCGTATAACGCTGGAATCCAATAGGACCCGCTAATTCGTCTTGCTGCATAAAAAAGAATGTGTCATTATTGCGAAGGGCTGCTGCGATGACTGCGAATATTTGGAAGAGTTGGTTCCCTAACCCGCCCATAATCGTGGCGGTTATCATTGTATTAACCAACAATACATAATCTATTCTTGTGTATTTAAGCCCGAATGTGTTCCTCATAACAGGAAGTCTCGGAATAAAAACCATAGAGTGTCTTCTTTTGTTTCGTTTATTTTTACAATACAAAAATCGGGGTTCGTGGTTCCGGTCGTTGTTCCATTCATTCCATTCATTGTTCCACTCGCCGTTCCACGTATCGTAAACACACAATGCGCGATGAGGTGTTGGTCGTCTTGAATCACCGCATTATTCGTAATATAAAGTTCAAGAATTTCTTGAAACCGGGAACACCACCACAATGCCTTTTCACGCCCGGCGATGTAAAATCCCCCGCTCAATATATGTGCGCGCGGGGGATATGATTCTCTCGGAATCCCGGTCTCGGGGTCGGCATTGTTAAAATACCGCGCGTGATAAGTATACCCAATATGTAACTCACTAGGCGATATATTACATCCATAATACACCTTATCTTTATGAAGTCGATTGATTATATTTGGATTCGGCCAGTGTTCGCGTATTCTCTCGCGATAAGCGCTCCCCAGCGATAATGTATCGCGAAAATAACCGACATCACACCACCCATAATATTCGGTGTCAAAGTATCGGTTTTCAATGGTCTCCCTTACAAAATGAGTCTTTTCGCACCACAGCAGATTGAGACGCCAATCCGCGAGTTCTGCGAGTTTACATTCAGGTCGCGCATTGTTTTCTATCCAAAATCTCTCGTATTTATAATTATGAAACTCTGAAAATGGTTTGAGGATGACCTTTATTTTTCGCTGTGTGTCCTTCTCCAGTTTTCGAACTTCATCGCAAACGACACTGTATTCGCGTTCGCCAGTATAAATAACCAGATAAAACCGGTTCACGACGCGAATAAAATCGCGAAACCAATTCAGATGTTTTTCGTAGCCGTGTCGGTTTTTCATACCGTACAAACACGAGCTAAATGTTATATTTATCATTCGTTGCTACGACTACGATACGCTATCATATACCTATGAAATAAATATTATATAAAAACGAAATAATACTCACTATATACATTACAATGCTTCGTACATTTTCCGATATAAAACACGCGGTGTACATCAATCTGGATTCGCGGCGTGACCGGCGCGAATTATTTGAAAAACAGTTCGCTGAGCTCCATCAGCGATACCCGCAGGATTTCGCCTTTGCGCCAGTTGCGCGTTTTTCGGCCGTCCGGGATGACAAGAACGGCGCGATTGGGTGTACCAAAAGCCACATTGAATGTCTTCGTATTGCGAAGAATAACGGTTGGGACCACGTTCTCATATTTGAAGATGATGCGTTGCTTATTCACCCCGAGGTATTAGTTCATCAAGTGTCGTCCTTTCTCTCGCGGTTTCGTGATGAATGGGACGTCGTATTGTTTTCCGGGAATAATTATCCGCCATTTAAAGTAGAAGCGCCCGACTGTTTTCGGGTTGCGAATTGCCAGACGACGGGCTGTTATCTTGTATGTAGTCGGTATTATGATACATTACTCCGTAATTTCGAAGAAGGGCTTGCGGGGCTCACTGCGAACCCCGGAAATGCGCCAGTCTATGCGTGTGACGCGTATTGGAAACAACTTCAACGCGCCGACCGATGGTATCTTATCACGCCTGTGTGTGTAATCCAGCGGGCGGGTTATAGCGATATAGAGAAACAGGAAGTGAATTACGAGAAATTGATGACGGACCTTGTTAAAAGGCCGCCGCCGCGAATGCGGATGTAGACTCTTGTCATCGTTGCTACGCGTCCGTTAAATACCGGTCTACGACCCACCACGCAAAATCCCGGTCGCTCGGGTAATGATGCCCTGCCATAATCCGAATATTCGCGCACTTGGTGGCGACATCCATAATCGCCTGGGTTTTGGCGGGAAATTTACGTGCGAGTATTTTCGCTAAATAATAGGTCTGGACTGCGTGCCCCGATGGGTATGCGGGAGTTGATGCGGAGTCTGACCGCAAAAGCGTTCCATTCGCCTCATTGATGATTTCTGGCGCGATTTGTGCGGGTCGGGCGCGATTATAGAACCATTTCATCATTTTCGTGATGAAAATGACACGGGTGTTTGTCATAATCCCGTCCATTTCCGTGATGGACATTTCGTCGGGTGTAATCACTGGTGTAAATGCGGCGGCGGGGTTCATATCTGTCATACGAAAAAATGCGACGTCACTCGGCATTCGCTTCATAATATATTCGGTGACGACGGTGTGGATTTCAGTGCGACTGTCTGGGAATGCTTTACCGACCCCAGATATCGTGACATTAAATGATGGATACCACCAATAATATCGCGTAGGTTGGACGAGGAGAACGATAATATACGTAATCGCTAAAGCCACGAAAATACGGAAACGGTCGGGGTCGCGTTCTATAATATTGTAATGATACGAATTGAATCGGTCGCGGAGTTCGGATACAGCGCCGCTTTCTTTTTTTGGCGGGGGGAATCCCACCCAGGACCGAAACTCATTGACTCCTGGTAGAACGACCATTGCGGTAATATATACTAGTTGAAGCATATATTACGGGGGAATGAAAGGAAGGAATGAATGGAATGAAATGGAATGTAATGGAAGGAATGGAATGAAATGGAATGTAATGGAAGGAATGAAAGGAATGAAATGGAATGGAAGGAATGAAAGGAATGGAATCACGCCTGATATTTAGACGCGGAGAGGGGTAGGGAATCCGACGAGGTTGGCACCGATACCGAAGCCGGCACCAGTCCTTGCGCTAACAGCCAAACTGGGAACATATGTATCCAGAATGCTGAAGGTGGCCGCAGCGGTGAGCGCAATGAGGGCAACCTCATCAAACGACAAACTGCGTTTGGGGATGGCGTAAGCAGCGATAGCCACCATAACACCCTCAACCAAATATTTAATGGTTCTCTTCACGAGTTCGCCTAAATCAAAAACTCCAGACATTATGTTTATTTATTATAAATAATGTCAAGAAATTAATATTTACAACAGTTATGCGTTAAATCACTTAAACAACTATAACATATTATATTATACATTCCATTCCATTCCATTCCATTCCATTTCGCGATGTCCACTCCTTCCGGCGTTGAACTGAAACACACTACTACCGGTGATGCCAATCCTAAATATATCGACTTGTTAGAGGAAGACAAGCCTATCGCAGGTCAGAAGTTCGCCTGTCTCTCGTTCGTTTCCCCAGAATCAATTTTGAAGCAGAAGGACCATTTCTTTTTTGAGAAGTTTCTTCATTACTGGGACTATCAAAAGTCAATGGAGAAGTTCGTCCAGTTTCTTAATTTCGTTTCATTTAAGCACCACGTCAATTTTGACAAATTGACCGCGGACTTTCAGGAGTTTGCTAAAGAAGAGAAGGAAACGCTTCAAAAGACGAACATCTATGATGAGTATAAGACCTTCCTAGACAAGCACGAAGATGACATTGATGCCGAATTCAACGAGAAGCACAACTTCCAGACAACTGTGCGCGGGTTGAAAGTGCGCGGGGTGTTCGGTTCACAGAAGGAGGCCGAGTTGCGTTGCCAGATGTTGCGCGAGGTGGACCCGAATCACGATGTATTCGTCGGACCTGTCGGTTTGTGGGTGCCCTTTCACCCTGACGCGTATAAGACTGGTCGGGTAGAGTATATGGAGGAGACATTGAATCAGCTGATGGTAGAGAAGAAGAAGAACGAAGACCAGGCTAAGACTGAGTTTGACAAGCGTGTCAAGGATACGAAGGCAAAGGCGATTCAAGAGAATATGAAGTTGGCGAAGGAGAGCGGGAATAAGTTGACGCAGATGTTGGCAAAGGACGGCGAGACATTGGTGGATGCGAAGCCGAAGGACCTCGAGAGCACGGGCAGTGCGGGCGGTGTGGGCGAGGGAGTTGGCGGCGGTATTTGGAATCACGTGGACGAGGCGGCGTCAGTGACGATGACCGTGGAAGAGATGCGCAATGAGCTGTTTGAGAGCGATGACGTCGTGATGGATAAGAATAGCGACCACGGGTTGTCGCGGTTGGCGAGTGCGGGAGCGAAGGACGTTGATTAGTATTTGAATATTCTAAATGAAAACAAAGGTCATTATTACTACTGAAGTAATAATAATGTCACATACGCTTTATCTACCATTTCTTGGTAAATGTAACATTGGCATTCCAGCCACTAGACTGGCTGTAGCCACCACCAAAACTAATAGATGAATTCTTTGCTTCAGCAGCAGCGACAGCAGAAAAATCGGTAGAAGACGCTGTCTTCGGTTTTGTAAATTGGAGAGTTTTCATTTGAGTTCGTTATAATAAAACATAAGATTATAATCCGGAGATTATAGTCCAAGATATTATAATGATATTATTACTAGTCGTGTGAATTCGTTACTTAGACGGATTGTGCGACACAGTAATAATAATCCTTGAAGACTGTTTTGTCTTTGACACTGCGGCTCATTTTGGCGGTGGAAATCTGTAGAGATTAATATGTAATTAAATTGATTAATATGTAATTAAATTGATTCAAAATTTTGTTATAAAATTTATATCATAAAGCAAAATGTGCAGCTCAAAACGATTATGCGATGATGAAGAATGTCAAACCTGCTTTGAAAAATCATTTGCTTCACACGAAAAATCAAAATATTGGAGCGACAAAAATGGTGATGTAAAACCAAGACAGGTTTTCAAATCTTCCGGACATAAATATTGGTGTGATTGTGATACTTGTGGTCATCAATTTGAAAGTGGCTTACACAGTATTACTAGAATGAACTCTTGGTGTCCTTATTGTGCGAATCCACCTCAAAAAATATGTAAAAATAAAGATTGTCAAACATGTTTTGACAAATCATTTGCTTCACACGAAAAATCAAAATATTGGAGTGAGAAAAATGGAGATGTAAAACCAAGACAGGTATTTAAATCTTCACACACAAAATATTGGTTTAATTGTGTTTGTGGTCATCAATTTGAAAGTATTTTAAAGAATATCACAGCACTAAATTCTTGGTGCCCTTATTGTACTAATCCACCTAAACAATTATGTGAAGATACAGATTGTCAAACCTGCTTTGAAAAATCATTTGCTTCACACGAAAAATCAAAATATTGGAGTGATAAAAACGGTCATGTAAAACCAAGACAAGTATTTAAATCATCACACACAAAATATTGGTTTGATTGTGATTGTGGTCATCAATTTGAAAGTGTTGTAAAGAGTATTACTTTACTAAATCCAACTTGGTGTCCTTATTGTGCTAATCAAAAAATATGTAAAAATAAAGATTGTCAAACATGTTTTGACAAATCATTTGCTTCACACGAAAGGTCGGAACAATGGAGTGAGAAAAATTGTGATATAATCCCAAGACAAGTGTTTAAATCTTCTAGTAATAAATATTGGTTTGATTGTAATTGTGGTCATCAATTTGAAAGTGTTGTAAGTCATATTACTTCACTTAGACCGTGTTGGTGTCCTTATTGTGCTAATCCACCTCAAAAATTATGTGAAGATAAAGATTGTCAAACCTGTTTTGACAAATCATTTGCTTCACATGAAAAGTCGAAATATTGGAGCGAGAAAAATGGCGATGTAAAACCAAGAGAAGTATTTAAATCAGCAAATACAAAATATTGGTTTGATAGTGATTGTGGTCATCAATTTAATTCTAATTTAAATAATATTACTGGACTAAATTCTTGGTGTCCAATTTGTGTAAATAAAACCGAAAAAAAAATATATGAACAACTATTACAGTCCTATCCAAATATCATTTCACAGTTTCGCGCGGATTGGTGTAAAAGTCAAATTACCAGTCGCATTCTTCCATTTGATTTCGTATTAGAAGAACAAAAGGTTATTATTGAATTAGATGGACGGCAACATTTCGTTCAAGTCAGGAATTGGAAAACACCGGAAGAACAATTTGAAAATGACCAATACAAAGAAAAATGCGCGAATGAAAATGGTTATTCTATAATAAGAATTATTCAAGAAGATGTATGGAATGATAGATATGATTGGTTGAATGAATTAACTCAAAATATTATTAAAATTACAAGTGAACATACAATACAAAATATTTATATGGACAAGAAAAACGAATACAAAAACTTTAATTAGTGTAGTAGAAAATAAAGCAAGATAAAATTGAAATAAATAGACTTGTGGATAACTGTTGTATGTAATACACTATCTTTACATTATGCCCGAGTTCACGCGTGATTTGGAGGTGTTGGTCTGTCATTTCAAGACACAAAAGGTCCAATTAACATTACATTTGGAGAAGAACTACCGAGAGAATATCCATTATATCAAGTATCCGGTCACAGCTGATGGTAAATTGAACAAACACGGCGGACATAACCGTATCGTATATATGCTTACGGAAGAAGCATTTGAGCTCTTCAAGAACTCATTTAATTTCAGAACCAAATACCTTGTTTTAGCGTCAGAGCAAATACAAGTTGTCAAATTCCCAATGTGCATCGAAGGTCAGACCATCGGGTTTATTGAAAATGCGTATAGTGGCGCTTGTGCCATGTCGCGTCAGTTTCAGATTGGACCGTATAGGGTAGACTTGTGCTTCACGCACAATAAAATCGTTGTAGAATGTGATGAATACGGACATAGCGACCGGTCAGAGACGGACGAGGCGGTGAGAGAAGAATACATTAATAAACGGGGTTACGTAATCATACGTTATAATCCAAACAAACCTGGATTTGACTTGTCGGATGTATTGAATGATATAAATATGAGATTGTTCTGAAGTTGCAGTGTTGATTTAAAAAATTAAAAACGGTTTTATAAAAGCGATGGGTAGAATATGGTCGCTTTTATAAATAAAAAGCAAGATTGCGAAAGCGATGTCTCGGATATCAGTTGCTTTCATATATTAAAAGCGGTTTTATGAAAGCAACGGCAAAAATGACGCTTGCTTTCATAAATGAAAAGCAAGAATTATGATTAAAATGCTAATTTCGGCAAATCGCTTGTCATTTTGGAGAACCACTCTCGCCAATTCGTTAGCGCTTTCCCATCACCACTTACTCTTCTTCACATTTATCTTCGGTCCCTTGCCACTTTTCGCCGCATTAGGGTCATACGACTGCTCTCCTTCGTCGTCAGAACCGAGATTCTTGGATATTTCCCAGAACTCCTTACTGCCGAGCTTGAATGGCCCGTGCTGTTGTGCCTTATACCAGAAGATTTGGTCCTGTAATTTGTTGGATTTCGCGTTGTTATTGATGACGAGACACTCGTAATTCTCGGTACACTGGTCCATCACCTGACAAAAGCTCTCAAACGTGGGGAACATACCAGCATAGTTGTCGTAGATTCGCTTACGATTCGCAATATATGGTTCACGGAGGATAAAAACGTAGTCGATATTCGTGCGGAGATTTGGAGGGATACCAAGGGGATATTGCATTGTGATGACTAACATGACCTTCCAGTGTCTACCGTTCATGAAGAGGAGGCGCATCATCACGTCCTTCGTCCATTTGTTATCATACAAACAGTCATCCAATACAACGAACGTCCTCGGGTCAATGGACGACTTCTTATACATATCCTGTTCTTTTTTGACCTGCTTTAAGACAGCCTTTTGGCGCTTTAGAATATTCTCAATGATGGCCGTATTATAAGCGTCATGGATGAACAGTTTTGGGACATGGGCCGCGAAGAATCCGTTGCCTGCTTCCGTCCCGGAGATGACTGTCCCGATGGGAATATCCTGATGATGAAACATCAAATCCTGAACGAGGAAACTTTTACCGGTATCACGACGTCCAATGAGAACGATGACTGGGCCTTTGTTTTCATCGGGGCGAAAACTGATGGCCTTCATCTCGAACTTTGCGAGTTCTAAATTCATAGTGATGATGTAGACGATTATAGTAATAAAAATGGCATATATTATTTTTATGACATTTTTACGAATGTACTGAATGGACTGAATGGACCACGCCCGTTTAAAATCAATATAAAACTTCTATTCATCAATCATATCAATAACTATTATACATTTAGGAACAATGACAGACAATGCGGCATCGGCATCGGCATCGGCGTTCCAACTTCATTACCGTAAACACAAATATACCCCTGATACAATAGAGTCCGCATTACTGTATGATATTCAAAATTATATACCGATATATTCGCGATTTTTTGATGTAAATGAAAGCAACTATAACGGAATCCAACTGAATCAAAAGTATTATTTACAGAATATCATCTCGCATCCGACGCAAATCATTGACGCCGACGCCGCCCACGCTGCCGACCACACCGACCGCGGTCATTCCCTAAACCATTTAGAAACGATTATTGCTGACGACGACGGAAATACCAACAACGTCCCAATGTTTGTCAAGTATTCTCCTCTTCTTGACCCTATCCGTTATTTATCCGGGAAATATGATACACAGAAGGATAACAAAACGCGCGCACTTCCCAAATACAATTCTACGCCCGAAACGTGTGATGATAAAATACTCAATACAAATAATTCGTCGTATGCTGACGGATTTTTCTCCTATTTGACGAGCCGCGCACTTCACGAACACGGAATCGTCCATGGAGTCGACTATTATGGCAGTTATTTGTGTAAGCAACGCGAATTTTCCACCAATGTGTTTGATGATATTGACTATCTGGTTGGGTGCTCGTTTTTCAATACATACGAAAACGAACTCTTTACGATTGATTATTCGCAATTCGGAGATGATGAGACCGGCGGCGGCGATTTCTCGGATATCAATATAAGCAAGTTGATGAAAATCCGTAACAAAATGAAACCGATGATTGGCGCAACTGGCGCGAATAGCTATATCCAAGCCGATGAAGACTTTTCCAGTATTAAAACTCGCATTAATATTCTTGACAGTGTTTCGGACATTGAAACTGTAGCGGTCGCGGTAGCGGTAGCGGTAGCGGACAATACTACGGAATGTGCTACACCCGTGGAAATCGTGGAGTTAAATATCTCGGAACCGCTCACTGATACTGTGTTATACTCGAAAAATAGAACAAGAGACAATACTGATACAAGTGATAGTGATTCGTCGCAGTCAAATTCTTCATATACTACGATAAGCGACGAAAGCGACAGCGAAAGCGACAGCGAAAGCGACAGCGAAAGCGACGAAAGCGACGAACGCACCGACGATACCGCGATTCAAAAAGACGGAGACGGCGACGGTGACGGCGACGGCGACGGCGACGAGAGCGACAGTGCGAGTGGAAGTTATGACAGCGACGACGAGCAAATCATCGTAAAAATAAACGATTTCCCCATCCAGGCCATCCTCCTTGAAAAGTGCGTCAGCACGCTCGACCATATTATGATGACGGATGAATTGACAAAAGAAGAATGGGCCTCTATTCTATTCCAAGTCATAATGACGCTCGTTATCTATCAGAAAATGTTCGCGTTTACACATAACGACCTTCATACAAACAACGTGATGTTTATTGAAACCACCGAGGAGTTTATTTACTACATCTACGAAGGCCAGTATTACAAAGTTCCCACCTATGGTCGCATTTTCAAAATCATCGATTTCGGCCGCGCGATTTACAAGTTCCGCGGCGAACTCATCTGTAGCGACAGTTTCCACCCCAAAGGCGACGCCGCAACCCAATACAATTTCCCCCCCTTTTATAACCCGGAAAAACCCACAGTAGAACCCAATTTCAGTTTTGATTTATGCCGTCTCGCGTGTGCGCTGTTCGACTATTTTATCTACGACCTGCGTAAAGTGGAAAAACTGTGTAAATCCGACCCCATTATTAAACTGGTTGTAAAATGGGTGACGGATGACAAGGGGCGCAATGTGCTCTATAAATCCACCGGTGAAGAGCGGTATCCCGATTTTAAACTGTATAAGATGATTTCTCGTACGGTCCATAATCACGTTCCTTCTACTGAAATTCATAACCCATTATTTGATGGATATAAAATCACATATAAAAAATACAAGAAGCACGCAGCACTCTCCGCGAAGTTCTTGAAGGCGGGGCGAAACACGCATATTCTTATGAATGTAGATACATTGCCGGTGTATTATACTACAGTCTAGTCGCTGCTGCTGCCGCTGCGGAGATGATTTGCGAGAAACAGCTCTCGGTGAGCCGGAAGTCCATTCTTCGCGATGAACTCAATATTGCGCATCGTCCAACCCATGCTCGCACCAGAATGACCGACCTCCATCTGATACTGGACCAACGACACGATGTCGTCATCGCCGGCGCTGAACTGGAACCCGCGGCCTTCTGGTGGGCTGTATTCCGAGAGATATTTCCATACGTTTATTTCTTTGGACTTCACTTGTGGTAATTTACCCGCGCGGAGGATTGCGCGCATTCCGTCGCGAATCATATCTTCGGACCACTTGTCGTTGAAATACGAGAGGTCGCATTCATTTATCACGCTTTGAGTTTCAGGCCAATACACGGCGGCGGTCTCGGTGGCGGCGGTCTCGGTGGCGGAGGCAGCGTGTTCCTCCATTTTGACGTCAGAAACAGGTTCTGGCGCAGGGACGAACGTCGGGGTGTCAGAGCCGGTGGCGGGCATTTTAAATATACGAATGAACCAGCGAATGAATGAATAAATCATATTCTTTCCTTTATATTCAATATAAACATAACCGAATCAATTTTATGTTTATAGTAAAAAATAGTATTAGTATTAGTATTAGTCTACATTGTCGGAGTTTACAGTTCGCAGCAACGTGTAAACTCGTTTTGCTCTTCAATAAATGCCTTGAACGACATATATGTAATCAGTTTATTACTACCACCGGCCATTTTTGTATAAAATAAATTAAAATCGGCCGTCGTATAAACCCAAATACCAAGCATATGTAATGATGCCGTAAAATTGTCGTGGCTAATAACGCCCGTGCCGGTTATATTCAACATCTGAAAAGACCGCCTTATCGCGGTTTGACCCGCGTATTTTGTCATTATTTTATCAACAAACACGCGGGTAAGTTCGTTTATACCGGAGTCATCCTTAATGAATTTGAAATCAATAAGTGTCGTTTCATATTTCGTATCATCGGTTATGTTCGGCTGGGTTGTTTTATGATATGTCGTCGTATAATGCTCGGGGCCTTTATATTCGTTTTCGCTTGTAATACCGGAATGTGAATGATTTGCCTTGACAGGTGAATAAACATGTGGGGCGGATTTCACGTGGAAGTCAGGACGCATTCGTAGTTTATCAGACGACGAACTTAATTTTTCATAGGCTTTCAAACTTATTTTACACATTATGAATATTGCTATATATGACTATTATTATTATTATTGCGGTTGTGTTTATTATGGTTTATACAGATGACGTTATGTTTCACACCCGCGCCGCCATCTTATCCAATACCACACCCGCGACGACACCCATCGTTAAGCTGCCCGACACAAACCCGACAATCGCGGTAATCATCGTGACTACCCATCGTCTGTCAAACGACTGTGGTTTGAATAAACTATCCCAGTCGCCGGTTTTGTATACAACCAGCAACATAACACCGACTACCGCCGCAATTGGAATTTCGTTGATGGCGCGACCAAAGAAGAGACATATGACAATAAAAAGCACGCTCGTTATCACGGATGAAAACTGGGTTTTCGCGCCATTTGCCAAATTCAGTTTACTTTGACCGACCAATACACACCCACCGAATCCGCCCGTTACACCCGTCGCCACATTTGCGATACCTTGGACGAGACTCTCGCGAAACGAATCGCCCTTTATACCCAGCGCACTTTCGGTATCCTTCACCATAATAAGCGACTCCAATAAACCGGTAAACGCCATCGCCGCCGAAAATGGCAGCATTTTCAGAAGACTGTCCGCGTCGTATTTGATTTTACTAACCGAATCCAATGAAATGATGGAAGGCAAGTCCGACTTTAATGCGCCGACGTCTTTCACGCGGTCGATATTGTAATATTGCGTAAAAATGTAAATAAACGCTGTAATTGCGAACATTGATACAAGACCGCCGGGGATATGGATATATTGGTCTTTACTATGCGTTATTGTAATGACGCCGAAGAACGCAATCAGCGTGCTTACAATGGTAAATAGGGTCGTATTCGCCATTTTAAGCCCGGACAACCATTTATGTTCCTTGTCTTTGAAATTATCCAGTTGATGGACTGCGATGAGCCCGGCCAACGCAATCAGAAACCCCGACATGATGTGTTTCGGCACATATGTGACATACTTATATAACCCGGTCATCGCCGCTAAAATCTGGATGAACCCGCCTGCGATGACGGTAGGGATGATGTATTCTTTCCCGAGTAATGTGGATACTCCGGCGATGGATGTGGCGACCGCCGCGGTTGAACCCGAAATCATCGTTGGCATACCGCCGAATAATGATGTGATGAGAGACATCACCATTGTATTTTGGATTCCTGTATTCGGGGACAACCCCATAATAAATGCGAATGCGATGGACTCTGGAATCAATAAGAGCGCAATCGTGAGGCCCGAGAGAAACTCATTGATGAGTAAGGTGGGCGATGCGGATATCACGGCGTTCATCGCTATAATATGTTCTGTAATGTTATATAAACACTAGATTATATACTATAATAGATAGAAGTAATGGACAACCAAGACGACCCTTGCGCCCGCGACACAATCACCATCGACGGGTCGACCTACGACATCACCGATTTCAAACATCCAGGCGGAAGTATCATCAATTACGTTAAAAATACAGCCGATGCGACCGAGGTGTTCCGCGAGTTTCATCATCGCTCGTCTGACCGGGTGAATAAAGTTCTTCAGTCATTGCCTATGTACCCGGAAAGTGCGCCGCCGCTTGTCGCACCCGAACACGCATTGACCGACCACCAAAAGGCAATGACCACCGATTTCCGAGAGATGCGCGAGAAGCTCGTCATTCAAGGCTTATTTGAGCCGGATTATATCCACGTTTATTTCCGTATGCTAGAACTCGCATTTTATTTCGGGATGGGGACGTGGCTTGCGTCCTATAATATGTATGCGTCTGTTCTCTCGTTCATCGCGTTCAAGACCCGCTGTGGTTGGGTCGAGCACGAATGTGGCCACGTGAGTTTTACAGGTAACAAGCGCGTTGACCGCGCCATCCAAACATTTACAATGGGATTTGGAGGTGGTCTAAGTTCATCCGTGTGGAATTCGATGCATCAACGTCACCACGCCGCCCCCCAGAAAATAAAGCACGATATTGACCTAGATACAACACCGCTCGTGGCGTTTTTCAATCGCGCATTTGAATCAAACACAAACGGCCCCAAGACCGCGATGTTTATGAGCAGGTGGTGGATGCGGCTTCAAGCGTGGACGTTTTTGCCCCTTGTAAACGGCATCTTCGTCCATTTGTTTTGGATGTATTATCTTCATCCGAAGAAGGTATTACATCGGTTATGTTCCGCAACGACGAGGGGAGAGCGTACATCCGCCGTGTTTGAAATGGTCTCTATGACAGCTTCGCAAATATCGTTGCCGCTTATTTTTTATACTGGCGGCGGCAGTGGCAGCGGCGGCCTCATCTGGTCGTATTTCCTCCTAATGGTCGTTAATTTCTGGAATTTTATCTACCTCTTCGGCCACTTCTCTCTCTCGCATTCCTTTACCGGCGTAGTCCCTGAAACCAAGCACCTTTTATGGTTTGAATACGCGTTGAATCACACCGTGAATATTTCTACACGGTCCGCGCTTGTTTCGTGGATGATGGGATATCTCAATTTTCAAATAGAGCATCACCTGTTTCCGTCAATGCCCCAATATAAGAACGCCCTTGTGGCGCCGTATGTTCGCGCGTTTTGCGAGAAATGGACGTCAGACCTGAAATATACCGAGCATTCGTATAAGGACGCGTGGCGCCTGATGTTATCCAACTTGAACCAGGTTGGAAAACACTATTATGAAAATGGCGTGTCGACGGCGGACGAACACGAACACGAACACGAAGATTAGAAGAATCAAAACCCGGGTGTATCCACAAATACAGCAGGCGCACCGCCGCCGCCACCGCCACTGCCACCGCCACCGCCGCCGCCGCTACCGATATTCTCGAATTGGTTTAATATAAATACTGCTACTACTGCGGAAATACAAACGACGATGGAATCGCGGATAAGCACCTTCAATGGTTTCTGGCTATCGTGTTCTACGAATCGCATCTCCATAAATTTAAGTACAAAATAAACGGCGGCGACGACAACCCCGATGACGAATAGTTTCGTAGAGTTGAACATTACAAATACGATACGATACGATACGATACGATACGATGTATATAGTTCTAAATAGAGGTATATACATACAATTTCAATTATTTATTCGGTATTATACGAATTGTATTAGGTTTGAAACGCCAACATTACCGGCGGATAACAAACATACATAACACCACCAGCGATTGCTAAAAACGCAAAGGAGAAAATGAAAATCAAAATGTCTATGAGGAAAATATTATCATACCATTTGCCAGGTTCTTCCTCTTCTTCGTCGGCCATATTATATATATGAATATGTATTATACAATATACAAGTGAATATTATTGTTATTATTATTGTCGTTATTATTGTCGTTATTATTGTTTTTGACAAGTTATACATAAATGCCAGCCTAATTTCGCCTCCAGCGCTTTAAATACGTTTTCGGGCATTTGTTCGAACCAATCCTCCTTGATATATTTATATTGCTTGTATTCAGGGATTTTGTATGGAAAAATATGTTCTTGTCGAATTTGGATGTTTCTAAATTGTGTAAACATCTTATAAATTTGGTCATTGGTATATGTAAATGCCACCGGGCAATTTGACTGTGCTTCATATTGGTCTAAACCACGGTCAATCATTATTTTCTTCCAGGAGTTTTCGGCGTAAACCATAATTTTAAGAGTGCCACCAGGTTTCAATAACCGTAAACAGTTGTCTATTATTTTTTGAGGGTCGGGTGAATGATGAATCACGCCAAATGAATAGACCATGTCAAACACGCCGCCATCGTCGCCCCCGCACACGGCAGCGGATAACTCGTCATAATTTTGGGCGTCTACATTGAAAAAATGGCCCTTCAATTGAAATAATTCAAACCGTTGTTTCGTAAGAAGGAGTGATGTATTCGACAACTCGATTCCAGTATATTCTGCGCCATTTCTAGCAAAATTTACTGCGTCCGTTCCTATGCCGCATCCAATTTCTAATACCCTTTTCCCGTTCCATTTTTGAAATTCGGCGAAACCCGGGATATGCGACTCCACGAAATACTTTCGATTCTCTACTTGTTCGAAATATTCGGATGTTCCAACTTCGCACGGCGAATGTCGTATATTACAGGGACGTTCGTTCCAATAATTTATAATTTGCTCCATTATAAATTGTTTATAGTGTTTGTGATTATATAAAAATACACGACGTAAACGTATTTTTATTCAGTGAATTATTACGCCAGTATTTCAATATCGTCTAATAATGGCGGTGCGTTGATATTCTGAGTATCATTTAATGTATGAATATCCAAGGTGTCCAGCTTTATATCCCCGCCAATATTCAGACGGCCATCGTCGTCGTCGTCGGCGTCGTCAGCGTCGTCTGTGTCGCGTGACATATATTCGTTCTTTCTCTCGCTCGAGTCCGTTTCAAATGTGCGGATTTGATTCTCTCCAAATGAAACGCCGCTGCCGCTGCCCTCCGCTGCGGCATCCATTAGACTCGACGCCGACGACGACGGCGGCGTATCGCTTCCATTCAATTCGCCCACAAAATCGAGTTGTCCGATACTGGCGGCGCTAACGTCCCCTGTGCCGCCCTCGCCACCGCCGCCCTCGCCGCCACCACCGCCGTCGCCACCGTCTTCACTTGAAACACGGTCGCGTTCGCGATGACGACGCCTGCGTGTAGACGAATGATGTGTGCGGCGCCTCGCCGAGAGGTCGGCGTCCTCCTCCGAGAGAATAGGCTCTTGTTTGATTACTTCCTCATTTTCCGTGACTTCTACGACATCCTCAATCGTTTCTTCTAAATACATCTTAATCAACTCTTCCACCGGAATATTATCGCGAATGGTGTTATAAATACACTCCTTCACGATGATTTCGAACTCGCGATTATTGCGCTGGGTATGAAGCGGTTGAATGCCCTTCTCGAAGATATAAACATTGGAATACAGCTTTCGCGCACTATTGACGTAAATCTTATGAATGAAATCCGAGAGTTGCGGGATTTTAATATCCACCTTCTTCTGCTTGGTGCCAACACGCATCACCGTCATACATTTCAAATGAATGATGTGGACACACGTAATCAAATCTTCTAAATATCCACAGGAACTGCGCTCCTTAATTCGCGAAGTCTCGTCCTTGATGATATTGGGGTTCCATTTGGGAACTCGCGAGAGAAGGTTCTGGAACGTCATCAGATATTTGTCTTGTTCTTTGGAACCCACGCATAGTTTTACGGCTTCATCAAAGATGGACCGAAACCCTTCTTGAATGAGGGGGGTTAAAATATTGACAAGACGAGACGCCCATTCGTTTTTTGATTCGTATAATGATGTCACGGAATAATCGTCCATTACGCTACGCTCGTTCTACATAAAAGAAATATTTTCTAAACTCATTTTACAACGAAATACAATAAAATGGAGAAAAAACAGCAGGAGAAGTTTCTCATTTCTAAATTCTTTCCGGACTTTGTCAAACATAATAAGGAGTTCGTATCGTCTAAGTTCTATCATTCCTGGATACAAGTGGACGAACTCAATGACATCCAACGCACAGTAGCCTTGTTCGTATAATAATACAGACAAATCCAGTATTTTTATGTATTCTTCGCGGGTAGGACCGGCCGTCACCGCACCCGCGCCCGAGAGAAAACTCGGATGAACTTGAATCAGCGACTGTAATGTATGTGGTTCTCTCGCTTTAATAATTTTATACGTATCACACGCTTGGTCGGCAAAGTACGTGTGTAAGTTCACGGCAGGTCCTGTGTCTGGGTCGCCAGTGGACCCACAGAATACCGGTGGCGGGATATAAATATCACAGAATCGCGAGAGAATCGGTTTCAGGAGACTGTCCTTGTTTTCGACTACAATAAAAAACCGTGTAGATGAACTGAATAATTCAATACACCGACGCAGTGCGGATTGCGCGTCAATCGTGAGTTTGTCCGCATTCGTGAGAATCACGGATTTGAAAATCGCGCCATCTTTCAAGTCAATATTCGTCTTCGCGAAAAACTTCAATTCCTCGCGGATGAAGCGTATGCCCTTTCCGTGCGCACAATTCGCGCGCATAACATAGTTTTTCATCGCGGTTTTATCACCGCCGTATACTTGGTGAATAAACCGGTTCAGAATATACGTTTTTCCAGAGCCGTTAGGTCCATAAAAAATAATGTTTGGGATTTTCCGGTTCTTGATGAATACATCCAATTTGTTATGGATGTTTTGATGGATTCCTTCTAATTGACTTGTCATTATTATCTTGTTATTATAATGACAAAATGGTTTTACATCCTTTTATGATTCGCCGCGTGGTCACTGCCGCATTCACTGCCGCGTTCACTGCCGCGTTCACTGTCGTTCACTGTCGTTCACTGCCGCATTCACTGCCGCGTTCACTGCCGCGTTCACTGTCGTTCACTGCCGTTCACTGCCGCGTTCACTGCCGTTCACTGTCGTTCACTGCCGCGTTCACTGCCGCGTTCACTGTCGTTCACTGCCGCGTTCACTGCCGCGTTCACTGCCGCGTTCACTGTCGTTCACTGCCGTTCACTGCCGCGTTCACTGCCGTTCACTGTCGTTCACTGCCGCGTTCACTGCCGCGTTCACTGTCGTTCACTGCCGCGTTCACTGTCGTTCACAAATTAATACTTTGTTCGTATGGCATAACCTTTGACGGTTTACTACCGCCCGCAGCACCGCCCGCAGCACCGCCCGCAGCACCGCCACCCGCGCTCCCGCTCGCTTGGCCATCCGTATAATAATAGTTCGTGGTGTAATAATAGTTCATCGGTTTGGACGCGCCATAAAACGGCGACTCTTCTTCATACCCTTGCCCATTATACATTCCGAGATAAGCCGTAGCCGCAGGCGACCCATCCTCATAATAATACGCATTGTGTTTCGCGGTGCGTTTATTTCCGGCGGGGTCATTTGGGTCAATCCAGTTTCCAATCCCGCGGATGATATTGCCGGTAGCGTCGCGGATGGACCCGAAGAGCCCGGGTGCGCCGCCGTCAGGTCCACCGCTTCCAGGTTTCTGTCCGTATCCCTTGAAATTCCGCGTAATCCCACGCTTGTAAATGTCATCTTCACTCAACGCGGAAGAGCTCGTATCGCGCGCGATGTCGTCGTATTGCGAACGGGTGGTCGCCAGCAGATTCTTTTCAATCTGGGTGCCATCGGGTAAATACGTCGCCCAGCGCGTCACTTTCAGGCAGTCCGCGTCAATACGGCACGAATCCGACCCGGTCTGGCCTGGATTGTTACACTTCCACGGGCATTTACGCATAAGGAGTATATTATTGCCTTCCGCCGATTTTACAATGTTGCCGCTCACGTCCATCCGATAGACATTCTGGCAGTTGCCTTCATTGCTGGACAATGTGGACGGTTCGGTACATTTACGCACGTGTCCATCATCGCCGTAACGCCAGTTTGCGCCGTCATACCACGAATCGGGGTGACTCGCGATGAGACGGTTTCTGCGCGCAACTGCGACATCATATTTCAGTTGCGCGTCGGTCTTCGCCTGCGGGGTCGTAGCAGAACGCAGCGCCTTATACGCCGATTCATACTCCTTCTGTGCCTCAACTGCCCAGTTCATCTGGCGTTTCACATCGGAAATAAGGACATTCGCAGCGGCGCTGGTGACATATGTCGTCCCGTCACTCGCGGTGACAGAGGATGAAGGCGTGCCGGTGGATACGGTTGTGGCAGCCCGCGCCTCAATTGCCGGGAGAATATATTCACCTTGGTCCAGAACACCGCCATCCACTGTAAACGCATTATTAAGCGACGCGCCTGTTTTATAGGTGCGGATTTTCGCAGCGGTCGTGCTCGTTTTCGCCGCAGGAGTTTGAAGCCCGGCGATGGTTAATTTCACAGGGATATTGTTTGGAACTGCCCCCCCTAATGTAAACGCAACCACGTTCTGACCGCCGCCGTAGGTATTTACATCGGATGTAATAACGCCGGCGCTTGAAATGGTTGACAGTGTATCTTGAAGACTCGTGCTCGAATTCGTCCATACAAACGAGATACCCAAGTCAATATTCGCCGTGCGTGTTACATAAGGGACTTGGACGAGGAAAATATCCCCCGACACCAGAGCATTTGTAAGCATCATTGTCATAGAAAATGACGTTGCTGTGCCGGTATAATTTGGCGATAATTGCGGACTTTCGGTCGTTATTTTACGGCACGGCAGTAATGTTGCCAAGCCACCATAGGTCGTATCATTGAAAATACGCAATTGTTTCGCGGTGTCGGATGCGGGTGACAAATTCACGAGGACGAGGGTCGGGCTTGCGGTCTCCGCGTTGCTTGCGAGAGATACATTCGCTAATCCGACCCCAGGTGCCGTACTCGTTCCCGGTGTGATTTCATTATTAACCCACTTCAGTCCAGAGATTTCCAGCGCGTATTTACCGGGTGCCATCGGATTTGCGGTTTGAATCGTATAGGTAATCACACAATACCCGGCATCGGCAACCTCGGCCGCACCCGACGCGCCAGCCACCGGAACTGTCACTACCAAACCGCGACCATCCGCCGCGGTATCCAAATCCGTCGCAGTCCCAGCCGATGTTCCAACCGTCGCTGGCAATGGCCCGGTATACGCACGCATCGTCGCCTTCAATCCCGACGCACTTGTATTCTGGATATAATACGTAGGAACTTTAATCGTCACGATTTTCGCAGGGGTTGTTCCCGATACACCGCGCAGCTCCGCAGTTGTCGTGAAAAGAAACCGGAATGTAGTTTCGGAATTCTTCACATAAGAGCATTGATTGACGATAAGGGTTCCATCCGAACGCGAACCAGTGGTAACGGCCGGGGCGTGCGAACTTTGTGTGCGGACTTCCCCTTGATACCGAACGTGGTCGGTCATTGCGAGCCCTTCAATCACCCCCGTCCCATATCCCTCGGATGGTGCTATCCACGACCCAAACCCGCCATTCCGGTAGGTTCGCGATATCCATACACTCACTAATAATACTAAAATAAGCACGAATACCAC